AGTAACATCACCAGCCACGATACCATTAGTAGCATCAAATCTTCTATGTCTATTAGAAGTTGGAGCGGTTACATCTGAACCAAACGCTAAGTCGTTTAGATTTTGACCTGAATTCATTGACGGTCTTAGACCACCATTGTTTTTCAAGCTATATCCAATACCACTTAAAGTAAGGAACGCCAATTGGTCCATTCTGTCAGCCATTGCATAAGCAAGAGCATCTCTTGAATGTTCCCTAAAGTTCACAACTGATTTTTGATCAGCCAGTCTACCAGACAGTCTGTTCGCAAATCTTAGTTGATCGAGTCCTACGACTATGTCGAAAGCTCTTAGTGCCTCTTCATTTCCTTCGAGAGTGTTGTCTCCAACAATACCATCACCAGTCATATCGGCTAAAAGTGTTAATACAGCTCTAGCTCCTTTTTCTGATTGAGTAAGTTCAGATATAGTCTGAACCATTGCGTTAGATCCGCTACCCGCGAATTGGTTAATGAAAGACATATTTCTAGCTACTCGCCAGAAATCACGAGACCAGATCGTTAATTGTTCACTGGTCAACGCAGCAAAGTTTGTATTTGCCATGATAAGTCTCCTATCATTAAAGTTTATTAACCAGTCGACTTATTGGAGCGACTATTTATCCGTATACCCACTATCGTAGGGGAAACGCTCTCGTTGTTTGCGGGCACGACCCCGACCAGATTAACGCCTTGATGGGCGAATACGTATGTTTTACAGGAACGACCCTGGTAAGATATCGCTCTTACGTGCGAACTTATTTTTAATATACCACCATTTATCCGAAATCACCACGCATTCTGCGTAAAGTTTCATCGGGTAGAGCTTCAAACTCATCAGATGATAATAAACTTAGGTCAACTTTTTTCTCAACTTTTTGTTTGCCTGTTTTCATAGTAGGCGGTTGTGATTCAGCTGCTTCTAATTTTTTATTTGTATTAGCTGTTTGTTGTCTTTGCGCTATTTTTTGTTTTTCTGGATTAGTTTTAACAACAGGTGCCGGGGAACCCATTACATACTTTGCAGCTTTATCTAAAGCATCTGCACCAGTAAAGCCTTGTACCATAAAAGCATCTCGTAAGTCTAAAACTTCTTGTGTTTTAACTTGGTCAAAAGTTGCATGCCCTTCATCTAAAACAGGAAAGCTAGTAGCTAGTTCTGCAGCTTTTGTTTGTAAAGCAGACATCTCTGTACTCTGTTGTACTGTTTGGCCCATTTTATTTTGTACTTCAAACATCATCTGATTACGTTCTGCATTTCTAATTTCAGAGCGTAGATCAGCTGCTTTTGTGGGCTCGCCATTTAAGATATGTTCTTGGTATTCAAGTTCTTTAGCATTAAAGTCATATTCTGTTTCTGCATAAACTTCTTGCGGGTTTGTAGCTTCTTCTAGTTTTTTAGCTAAAGCTTTTTGTTTTGCTAAAACTTCATCAAACCTAGATTTAGGAATCATTGGCTCTTTTGACTCAGCAACTGCTTCCGGTATTGTTCCTTCAGGTTGTTGTGTATCTCCTTCATCTTCTGCCAATATTGTTTCTTCTCCTGTAGCTTCTTGACTTTCGTCTGTTGCTTCGAGGACTTCCTCTTCTGTTTCCTCTTCAGAGATTTCAGATGATTCTTCTTCAGCTGTAAGTTCTTGGACTTCTTCAATTTCTTCCTCCTTGGGAAATTCAATTTCATCACTATCATCAGGAATATCAAAGTTCATATCAACTTCAAATCCTTTTACGTCTTCTTCTGTTTTTGCATCCGACCCAGGCATAGTATCAAACAATATCTTGTCATCTACTGTAGGGGTTTCAGTTTTTTTATTTTTAGCCATATTAATTACCTCCTGTAGGTTTTACGGCAGCAGCAGCCATCTTAACTGCAGCTTGTACATCTGTTTGCTGTTTACGCATTGTGTTAGTCAACTCTGATAACTTCTCGCGTAATTGCAGCTCCTCACGTTTAGCTTGTAGTTTACTTTGCATTTCAGCCACTTTCAACTGTGGATCTGTTTCTGCTTGTTCTACTTTAGCCGCATTCAAGGCTGTTTCAGATTGCAACTTAGTAACTTCTGCTTCTAGCTTAGCTATTTCAAGCTGCGTGCTTCTGATCTGTGTTTCCATTTGGAATTGTTGTAACTGTTGTTCTTGTTCTGATGGTGGAGCCGTTCCTTGCATTTGTCTTATTCTTTCGGCTATGTCAGCTTTACGTGCTAAATGCGAATACTCTACTATCATGTCATCTGGTATAGGTACGCCTACTCCCCTTAGTTCTATAGCTTCAGCAAACTGCATTTCGTCAAAGTTATCCCTAGCTGGGGCCGTGCCAACTACTACATCATACTCACCTAAAGTTAAATTATTTATAACTTCGCCTTCGGGTGTCATTTGATTAACTGATACTTTGCTTCTAGATTTATAAGGATCTTGCTCATCGGTTACTTGTATGATTCTTTCTTCTGTATAGTAATTCTGAACAAGCTGAAGTATTTTTTCTGCTAAATATTGTCTTGTTTTTGCTAGGTTATCTAAAGGTACTTGTAGTAATAAAGACCCTCTGCTTTGTTTAGCATTAATGGCAACTCCAGAAACTTCTGGGCTATCCATACCTAACATCGCTTCACTTATGCCACTAATTTGTTTTATATTAGCAGCCGCTTTTTGCCCTAGCCTATCTAGGCCTGAAGGAATTTGATTAGGTGGTATTTTACCTGGAGGGGTAGAGCCTCTATTAAATTCTAATACTAAACCAGTTTCTGCTCCGTGTTCTTCTAGGTCATCAGCTGTCATACCAGATAAAGAACCGGATTCTACAATCCAACCACTATTAGCAGTTGTGTTTACAATATGTAATTCTTGAGAAGTTATTTTGTTAAGTTGTTCTTGCGGTGATAATAAGTTTCGGACCATACCAAACGGATGACCTCTTCTAAAGTATGGAAAATAAGGTACGAGTGTAAAGTGCGCATACGGAGACCAATCATCGAATAATACTACGGTATCCGCAGTAACAGTCCAACGGACCTTTCGCATTTTTTTCTGGATAATATCTAAACCAAATTGATCTGCAAACTGTTCTCTTTTTTTCTTGCTCCAGTTGTAAGGAACTTCTCTTTTATCGCCTGTTACTGAATCTATGTAATACATACAATCTTTTAATCTGTAATACTGGCGCTCTATAACTCTAATTGACCTAAGCATTCGTGCGTTTGCTGGGTCCCCAGGATATTGTTGTCCGTAGTTGTACTCGTCAGTATCTCCGTATCTTTCTTCTTCAAACTCCATAGAATCTGCNCCTAAGGTAGTTCCGGTCTCAGCCAACATACGTAATTGATCTGCTTCTTTTTGTCCGTACTGTTCTTCTATTTCTTCTATGCTCATCCATTTAGTTTCGAATATTTCATTCCAAGTTCTTGGGTCATAATGTTTTGCATCTGGATCTATAAGAATATCTAATGGGTCTTTTGATTCAATTCGAACCTCTCCTTGCACGTGATCGTCAAAATCAACACGCACATCAAACCATCCACGATCCTGTATTAAACCATCAGAAAAAACTTGTTGTTCTATCCAATCTAATTTGTTGTTATCTGATATCTGTGCATAAACTTGTGTAAGAACATCTGCAACTTCTTGGTTGCCGCCGCCCCTAGGTTTAAATTGGATGTCTGCTTTTTTTGAACTTTGTTCGGCTAGTACTGCATTTACGGTTGGTAGGATTGTATTTATAGTTAGAGCAGGTCGACCTTGGTCATCAAGCGCTTGCATATCAAAATCATCCCATTGGTTTCCTCTATAATAAGCATCGCATTTTTTTGCCAGGTCCATGTAGTCTTCGTGGCCGTGGTCTCGCGCACGACTGTAAGAATTCCACTGTGTTTTTGCAAGTGTTAATTGTTCAGCTTTTGATAAAGTTTTTTTCGCTTTTTTATTGTATGCCATATTATGCGCTCATTGCCGATTTCTTTTTCGGTCCTTTTGCCATCAATTCTAACCTATCTCGCCAAGAAGGTATATGTTCTGGCGC